ACCGTTTGATATGCACCCTTGGCCAGCAAGTTCTCCGCATAGAGGAACTCTTGGCCGTAGCTCTCTTTGTCTTTCACGTTCTGCCCCATAGTTAAAACGCCACTTCACTCGGCACGTCCGTGTCTTCCAGTTCGACGATCTCCATGTCGTCCTCTCGCTTCAGCCCATACGCCGGAATCAGTTCCGGCCAGTCGTTCTGCCATCGGCCCGTCTGATAACACGCCGCCAGTTCGCACAGCTTCCGTGCATGGAACTGCCTCGCTGCCTTGCGGTCTTCGGGGCCGTACTCCCGCCGCAGCACCCTGTACGGATACTCAGCCTCGACCACCCAAAACACGAACGTCACCCGCTCCGCATCCCGCACCGACTCAAGGCCAGCCGTGTAATGTGCGTCCTGCAACCAGTACCGAAACCGGTCCGCAGTCCGGCCCCACTCCCACGGGTTGACCGTCGCCGTAACCTTCAAGTCGTGGCAGACGATTCCGGCACTTGGCCCCTCGCACCACCAGTCCGGCTTGGCACGGCACTTGAGTCCGCTCGCAGCGTCGGTCCAGTAAATTGCCTGCTCCCGTGCCGCTGCCGACTCGATGCCCATTTCAGGCACGTACCGCCGCACGCTTTCGATGATGGCCGCAATCCGCCCGAACTCCGCAGCCTTGACGTAGACGATGCCTGGCGTCGCCGCTCGCAGTTCCGCCATCCGTTTGCCGTTAATGCTGCCGTTCGATTGCAGGCAGTCGTCGGGGACGAGGCGGCAGTAGCTTTCCAGTTCGCCGCCTTCGATGATGACGCTGTGAATTAGCGTGCCCGTATCCATAGCCGGGGACGATTCCTTGGCCGGTAGTTTGTTCAGCAGATACCGTAAACGGTATAGCTCCCGGTCGCTGCAAAAGTCGCTCAGCATCGACTTGCTGACGTGGTCGTAGTCGTCGTGGTAGTTCATTTGGCTGCTCCTAGAAAAGTGACGGCTGATTTAACTTCGCTTCTTCATCGGCGAGGAACTTGCTGGCCCATTCAAAATAGGACTGCTTCAGTTCGACGCCGATAAACCTGCGGCCAGTCTGGACGCTGACCACGCCCTCGCTGCCGATGCCTGCAAACGGACTCAGCACGACATCGCCCTCGTTCGTCCACAGCTCCAAACACCGCTCGATAACATCCAGTTGCAGCGGGCAGATATGCCGGTCGTCTGCTTCCTCGCGGGCCATGCGTCCGTTAAGCGTGCGGCTCTGGTTAATGTCCATCCAGACCGGGCTGGCGTACCGCTGCCAGACATCAATGCTCAAGTCGCCTTTATTGTCGAACGTGGACTGGTCGCCGATGAACCGCTCGAACCGACCGCTGACTGGGTTTTCGTTCTCGCCGCTCTTGCGGAATGTGCAAACGTAGTCGGGGATTCCTTGGCGAGACCGGCAACTGTCCTTTGTGATCTGCTTGTGCAGCAGGCCGAGAGCTTTAGTCCGTTGCATCGCCAGCACCGGGTCTTTCCAGATGCAAACCTCGGAGTGGTAAACAAATCCGCTGGCCTGCATGGTGCGGATAATGTCGCCGCGAAAATCACGAATGCCGATGTAGCCATTGTTTTGAATTGTGCTTGGCAAGTTCATGCAATGCACACTCACCAGCCTGCCCGGCTTAATCAGTCGATAAAGCTGGTCCGACAGAAAGCGGTAGTGCGTGAAAAACTCCTCATCCGTCTCGCAGTTGCCCATGTCTCGCTCGCTGTCGCTGTAAACGTAGAGCGACGCAAACGGCGGACTGAACACGGAGTAATCAATCGATTCGTCCGGCAGTCCTTGCAGTACCTCGCAGCAGTCGCCGCGAAACAGATGCCACCTCTCGCCTTTAGCCTGGTCTATCACTTGCATGCCACTGCTCCTTCAATAAAACTCGGAACCTGAATTGATACGCTTGGCCGGTAACGCTGCTTCAGCATGTCACCGTTCCATTCGATGCCGTTGCTGCTGGCCATCGCCTGAGCCATCCCTGATTGCATAACGGCGTGGTCGCTTTCCTTGCGGGCCACTGCCGACTCAATCGCACTGTCGCTGTCTGCGATTACGATATGAATCTTGACCGGCTTTTTCTGGCCGAACCGCCACGACCGCCGCACTGCTTGGTAGTACGCCTCGAATGAATAACTCAGCCCGGCGAAAATCTGCGTGTCGCAGTGCTGGTAGTTCATACCGAACCCAGCGATGGATGGCTTGCTGATCAGCACGCGGAATTGACCGTCTGCGAATCCGAGTAGCTTGCCCTCTTTGTCCTTGTCGTCACCGCGAACCTCGACCGCATCCGGCAAATGCTTCCGTAGTTCATCGGCCTCATAGTTGGTATCGCACCAAATCAGAACCGGGCCGCTGGTTGCCTTCGCCAGTTCCGCCGCTCGCTTGCACCTGGCCTCATTCGTCAACCGCTTTTCTTCGTGCATCGTCGTGGCACTGATGCCAGCCGTGTTGAACAGCATGCCGCTTGGAGCGTTGTCGATTTCCGGCGTGACGTGGTGCCGCTCAATAATCATTTGCGGCAACTGGTATCCAGCATCCTCGCCGCCGATGTCCGATGGCTTGCTGATGCAGACCGCCCACTGGCTGACCCATGACCAGAAGTCTCGCTCGGCATGACCACGCAAACGCCACTTGCTGGTATCGCCGCTGTCGTGGACGAAGTAGCGATTCAGCATGTCCACCGGCTCGCAGATGCCAAGGAACTCAGCGTGGTTGCCAAGTTCCATGTGGTCATTCGGTGCGGGTGTCGCCGTGCAGGCCAGCCGGAATCGAGTCTGGCCGTAACTCTCTTTCAGCAGCTTCCGCGTGACGCTGTTCATTCCCTTGAGAATCGACGATTCATCCAGCACGACGCCGCAGAACGTGGACGGGTCAAACTTGTGCAGCTTCTCATAGTTAATCAGGTTTATGCCGTTAATGACTTCCTCCTGGCTGTCGGCCACTGTCACCGGCGAATCGATGCCGAACTTCTCCGCCTCGCGTTTAGTCTGGCTGCGGACTCCGACCGGGCAATGGACCACGACCGGCAGGCCGCAGTGCTGATGAACCAGCCGTGCCCATTCGAGCTGCTGTAGCGTCTTGCCCAGTCCGCATTCCTCAAACAGTGCCGCCCGCCCTCGCTTGATTGCCCACTGTACTGCCCGCTTCTGCCAGTCAAACAGATTCGGATTCAGCTGGTCGGTCCCGATGTCGAATCCGTATGCTTCGACTCGCCGCTGCTTCCGCTTGATAAACGCTTCGTAATCCGTGACCATTCCACCAGTCCCCATATAGCCAGCCCACAATAAACCGCCTGCAATGCCGCCTGTGCGTAGATGCCGTGCATAATGTCGACCACGCACCAAGCCGCATTAGTAACCGTCCAAATTGCAAAGCACTCTTTCCGGTGTTTGATATTCAGCACCGTCGCTAGCAGCGATGCCGATGCCAGTAGCCACATCATCGAACTGGCTCCGTGAGGCATTCGATCACGAAGTAGTCTGCGTTCCATCGCTCGACCGCTCCGGCGTCCAGTCCAGCCGCCTCGCAGATTTCAGCCACGGTCGTCATCCATGCCGGGATGTAGACCGCGTTCCGAATTCGCAGCGGCTTAAATGTTTCGAGCTTGTCGTGTAGTTGTTTGGATGTCATTTGGTTGCTTCTGTTAACTCTTCACAAATAAAAAGGACGGTCACCTCTCTACCCGCAGCTTTTTGAACCGCGTCGTGCACTTTCTGACGGCGTTCTTTCCTGTACATCTGCTGCACTAAATACTGGTCTTTAAAAAAAACAATAATTGCCCCGCAATCTGAAAGAGAAACGCTTGTAAACGATTTAGCCATGTCGCCTTCCATTCCGGTCATAAACTCTATTGCTTTTCTCCAAATATCCATCGGGTCAAAGTCTTGAGTAACCTGAACTAGCAAGTTATTTGCTTTTTTTATCTGCTTACTTTTGTCGGTTGCAGGGCGTGCTAATCCTGTTTTTTGCATTTCTGCGGTTTTGTGTTCATGAAAAAGCTGATGACAATCTGCACACAAAAGAACTACGTCGCAATCTGTTTCCATTCCTAGTCGTTTATACGTTCTATGATGTGCGTGCATTTCCTTGGCTTTTGCGTTGCAAAGCAAACAACAGCCGTCCCACATTTCCAAAGTTTGATTTCGGATATATGCCCAGTGATCGGTTTTCAAATAATCTCCATACTTCATAAACCGAGCAGTTAAAGCAAATACTGGGTCGATTTTGCTATAGCCGTTGCAAAGGTCATGAAATGCTACGTACAAGTTAACTATTTCACTAAAAACATCTTCAGGGACTTTGCTTTGCAGTTTGGTTACCCATCGGTGAAACGCCAGTAAAGCATGCTCAGCGTCGCTCTCACTGCAATTCGTAACCTTGGTCATTAGATACACCTCCACGCTTCCGCCAGTTTCCCCGTCACGCCACACCGCTGGATGCCGACAACTTTGATCATCCGCACCCGCTCGACTTCCGCCGCTCGTTTCCTCACTGACTCCGCATTGCCCGCCAGTCCCATCGCCACTGCCTTGGCACCGACTTCGTTTGCCGTTGCCGGTTTGCCGATGGCTGTCAGTGCCGCCAGGAATGCCGCTTGCAGCTGGCCAATCTTCGGCTTGATTTCCTCCGCCGCCGCCCGGCTTGTCACCGGGTCACCCGCCCGTGCCAGTGCTGGTTCAAGGTCAAACAGACTTAACTGATTCACTGCCCCGCCTCCCGTCGCTTAATTTCCCGGTCGATGTACCAAGCCGCTTTTTTCAGGTCTTCCACTGCGTCGCCTTTAAGTCCAGCTCGCCACAGGTATTTGATGGCGTTGCCGATGCAGAACCCGAAGTGTTCCGTGATGGCGATGCACTCCACGCCGCTTGGATGCGACCGATAGTGTTGGGGGTTGATGTTGTCAGGCTGCATCGTCGCCCTCGCTCAGTTCCCGCAGTCGCCGCATCAGTTCCGACGTATCCGCCCACGGTGCCGGACGCTGAACCGCTTCGTCGGCGATACTGTCCAGCCGCTTGAGAACCTCGTTCGTCATCACGTTCATCCACTGCTCCGGTGTCGTCACCATGAACACCGGAAACCCGTCGAACATTCCGCTGGTCACGTCGAACACTTGCCCGCCGTATCTCACCCGGCAGAACAGGCAATCGATATCGATCTGCATCAGCTCACAGTGCGGCAGGCCATGCTTTACTGCGTAGATAAACTGTGCTGGTGTCATCGGAGTCCGTCTCCCACGCACGCCTCGACCTTGACTTCGACCCGGCATAGCGGCTGCTTCTCCTCGCGGCTCGCTTCGACTAGGGCTTGCTCCCATGTTTCCCGAAGCAGGCCGGGACCGTTGTCGTAAATGTTCAGCCAGTAGGTGCGTTTGACTTTCGGGTAAAACTCACCGCTGATGTCAAACGGAGAGGTCGCATACTTGCATGCCCGCCCGTCCATTTCCCACACCTGCCCCATCGCCGTATGCCCGATAATGATTCGCCCGACCAGCATCCCGTCCACCACCGCATCGACCACCGCTTCCCGCCCGTCCTTTGTCGTGTACCGACCCACGCCAAGCGTCTTTGTTTCGCAAACCATTTCACCCTCCCATCGCCACGACCATCGAACCGACCACCACCAACGCTGCCAGTCCGAACACCACCCAGAAAACAAACTCAGCCCGGTCGCCGTGCCGCTTGTCTGCTGCGGCGATTTCGTCTTCCACGCTTGCCTCCTGCTGCTCCAGCCAGCGGTAAATCTCCAGCCGGATGTCGGCGGGAATCTGCCTGGCGTTGCGTAGATAAGCCCGCATCGTTCCCACTGACCATTCGTGGCAAGTTCGTGTCCAGTTGCAGCACGGGACTGAAACCAGAATCAGGCCGTTGCTGCGCACCGCTTCCCAAGTCCTCGCAATTGTCTGCATCGCATTTGCTCCCAGAAAAAAAAGGCCATCCGTGGCCAACCTTAAATCCTGTCAATCCATTACCTTGACGATCCTCGTCTCCGCTCCCACGGTCTTAACCGAAGACCGCAGCTCCCTTACTGCATCCGACCAGCCCTCCTGAAACTTGCGGCACTGTTCCGCAATCTCCTCCGGTGTCGGGTCGGTGAAAATCTGACCCTCGCCCGTTTCTTCCTGACGGTAATGCGATACCGATTGCCGGGCTGATGCTTCGTTGTTTGCTTTCCGCAGCTGCTTGAAGTAGTCGAAGCACTGCTCGAACACGTCGGCGGCTTCGGCCTTTTCCTTTGCCTCGGCGATGCGGCCAGCAAGTCGCAGCCGGGCCGACTCACGTTTCAGGCTGGTGCGCTTGTTCCGCAGATATGCGGCCATGTCAAATACGATTCGTGCCAGTGCTTCACGGTGCAGGGTGTCGGCTTGCGCGAAGTCGTCGGCGAATGGTTGCTTGGTCATGCCACGACCTCCAAGATGAGGCCGGGTCGGTAAGCGGGCAGCGTGCCCAAGAATTGCAGCAGGCGAATCCGCTGCGAGATCATCGTGTCCATTTTCACAACCCCAGAACTATTCCAAGTCCGGGTCGGTTGTTGGTCGCACCAACAAAAAACCGACGCCAACTACTGTTGACATCGGCAAATATAGCGATGGTAAATCACGTGTCAACGGTTGTTGACAACAAAA